AGAAAGTCTTGAGGACGAACATCTCGCCGTCCACGTCAACCTTTCGGCAAGCGATTTGCTGGCACTCCCAGAAGTTGAATCGCCCGGTGATGTCGCAAGGCTTATTCGCCCAGTCGAGGAAGTAGTGTTCCGCCAAGTCGTTCCAAGCTTCATCCTTGGACGCGGCCTGGCCGCGGATGCCGTCGCCGATGGCGTACATCACATTGTCCGAAATCATCTGACGGATGAGTCCGGAGTTGACCGCGAGCCAGCGCATCTTGCGCGTCAGCTCTTGGCGGTCAAAGACCGTCATCACCTTCTTCTGGTCGGCGGGCCAGGGCGTATTGACCCATTGGCGCTTATTGGAATACTTCGCGCCTTCGAACTGCGAGAAGATGCCAGAACCTCCGCCGCCGAATCCATCGGCCATCGTCTTCAGTCCTTTCTTGCGGGCATACGCCTTCACATCGGCGACAGCTTTGCGGACTTGGGACTTCGTAAGTTTCTTTGGCATAAACTCTTATAGGCCTCGGAAGTTCCAGAGTCCATTGTAAACTCGTACGCGGTCAATAGAGCCGTACTGCGCCGGGTCTTTGATTTGTAGCGCGTATCGGCACTCAATCAGGGTCGTCTGGATGTCCATCGGGAAGGACTTGGAAACTGAAGTCCCGGAATCCGTGTAGCTCATCATGGTTTTTCCTTCCATCATCATCGTAGCCGCGCGGTCAGCGATAGCCTCAATGCGAGCTTGAGATAGGATTAGAAAGCACCCGGTAGCCTGAGCCATAACCCTACGCGGGAGTCAAAAGAAAGGCCCATCCCTTGACCATGTTGGCAGAGGGGATGGGTGCCGCCTCCCCAACCCATGCCCGAGTAAAGGAGGTGCGACTTCAATCTTTCAACCTCACCAGGGGATGTCAAGACTCTTGCTCTGGCGCGGATTCTTTCTGCGGCATGTCGATGACATCATCAACCCTGCCTGTCAGCCGCCAAGCCAATGCCGGGAGGATGCAGATGACCTCACAGTCCCAGAAGTGATTGTCCCTCTGGGCAATCTGCTCCCACAGGGGCTTTCCGTTGGTCGAGATGGTTCGCTTCTCTGACTTCATCTGCTCCTTGTATTCTTCGGATACATCCCGGGGAATCATGTGCTTGCCGCGCTTGATGAGCGCCGCCAGCACGTCCTTCAGGCGTAGGTTGGAGAAGTAGAATCGCTTGACGCGCTTACCTCCGACTGCCTCCACGACTGGCGCGGAGTACGGACGAAGCTCCGTCTTCAGTCCCGCCGGGGTCTTCACTCGCCAGGCGAACTCGTTTCGCTGGTCACCGCGCGTCGCTACCCATCCGTTCGCCGCGCAAGCTTGCAGGACTTCGTCGGGCTGGTAGCCGGAATCCACGAACACATTGGCCGGGTGAACCTGGTACTTGGTATGCGCCTCGATGAGCTGTGACCATGAGAAACAATACCCACAGTCCACCATCCGCGAGCGCCCATCCCCTGACCATCCACGGATGACCCAGTAGAAGCCGCGTTTCTGAACGTCCACTCCCATGAATCGCATCCTGACGAAGTCCGGCTCGGCCCGCATTTCCGGGGTGATGGCATGGAAGACAGTCGGCCGACCCTTGACGAAGCCGCCCTCCTGCTCCCAATCTGACCCCATAGCGAAGTCGCCCGGCGCGGCCTCCGTTTTGATTTCGTCGGCCTGTTCTTCGAACTTTTCAGCCAGGCGCTTCTGGATGAAGATTCTCAAAGGCTCTTCGTCTCCGTACTCCTCGATGGATTCCTTGGCCTTGATGAGCATCACCGCCAGCTCACCCCAGCTCATGGTCGCCATGCTGTTCCAGTGAAGGCCGACATAGCTGGCATTCGTCGAAGCTTTCGTGGAAACGAAGCGACCCTTTGAGTTAGCCTCAAGGCGCGTCGCGTTGGTATCCGGTAGCCGTTCCTTGCAGGAAACGCACTCGTAAGTCGTTCCGTGGGCAACCTTCAGGAAGTCCCACTCGTCGTTGACTTTCGCCTCCTCCGGGAACTTCACTTGCGCCCAAGTCCATGGCTGAAGATGGCCGCAAGCCGGGCAACTCATGTTCCAGTCGCGCATATCCGTGGACTCATGTAGCTGGTGAAACTCTTGGCCGTCCTGCCCGCCCTGGGACATGAAGATACGCTTCCCCATCCAGCCGAACGCGGTCACGCGGGCCGAAGCTTCAGCCAAGTGACCCTGTGGAGCCATCCAGCACTCGTCCGCGATGACATACCGAAGCGACAATCGCTGGAGGTTGGTTTCGTTGTGAATGCCCCGGCAGTAGATGGTCATCCGGTCGAAGTCCGAAGTCGTCGAGCGCTCCATGTCATCGTTCTTGAACTTGTCCTTGACCGGGGGACAGTTGTTCCAGACAGGGCGGAGGTAGCGGATGGAGAAGTCCTTCGCCTCGGCATCCGTAGCCTGAAGAACCATCGTAGGGCCAGGCTGATTCGCGATGATGTAACAGGAGAAGAGCCTGGCGAGCAGGGACTTGCCCGACTGAATGCTTGCGAGGATTGTCAATAGCCGCGTCTCCGGGTCGGCGGCGATGCGGAGTGCTTCAGCAATCCATGGAGTCCTGTCTGACCTGAACGGCCCAGGCATAGGAGAGTCAGGGATGGCGTTGACGTTACCCTCCAGCCATTCCACGATGTCGCCGGAATAGGCCGGGCGAATCACGCCTCGTCCTACCTTGATGAGTTCAGCCTTGTCCATCCTTGGAGAGTTCTGTTCTGACGCGTAGCGACCAGGCCTCAAGAGCTTTGACTGCCTTCGCAGGATTCTCCGGGTTACATGCCTCGGCGACGTCCAAGGCGAGCTTGTCCAATCGGTTCACGAACTCGCTCGCCAAGACTCGCATCGCCTCTTTGGCATCGGACGCGCGGATATACTCCCGGTTCATTAGCGCGAGCCTGTCCGCTTCCGCCTTCAGCTTCGTGAGGGTGTTGACGGTTTTGTCGTAGGAGGCGTAGAGCCGGGACTGTTGAGGCGAGCCGGACTTTACCGCTTTGATGTATTGGTTGCGGGAAATCTGGACGAGGATACGCTGGCGCTCGACGATGGAATCGAATGTCTCAAGGACTGTCGGCGGCGCTTTGTCTTCGGCTTCCTGCGCCTCCTCCCCTTCGCCTGGCGATGGTGAGCCGGGTTCTAACTTGTAATCACCCGGCGCGATGCCTGTCGTCAGGTGACGTTGCGCCCTCCACTTCTCCGCTTCCTCGATGCTGTCCAGCGGCATCCCCTCGGACACTAGCTGGGAAATGCGGCCGGGCGAAAGCTCCCACCTTTCGGCGAGCGTCTTTTGGCTGACCGCCATCAGGATTTCTTGTTGCGCTTCTTCAGTTCGATTTCCGCCCGCATCTGCCGGATACGCGACACCTCGTCCTTCGGTAACTCGCAGTTCCACATCTGCTTGAGGCTGTAGAAGACGACTGTGTAACGAACCGCGTTCTCGGAAAGCTTGCGGATGGGAGTCACTCCGTGGATGAGCGACTGGCCGTCAAACAATGTAAGACTTCCGCTGGTGCATTTCAGGCACATGTCCAGCTCGGGGAGCGCCAGGTAGCCTCCCTCGATGTCCTTCTTGAAGGCGAACATGGCCGACCAGACATTCTTGTAGTTGCCGGAATCGAAATGATATCGGAGGGGATTGTTGTGGTTGATGATGCCGCTGGTGAACATCGTCTGACCCATCCGGTATTCCGGCCGGACATTCTCGACAGTCAGCCTGTCGTGTTCCGCGGCCATCTCCGGGTTGTGCTGGCGATAATACTTGGCGGCGACCTCGGCGAACATCTGTACCACCTGGTTCTCCGTCGGCTGTTCAGCGGACAGGGTAGCCGCGCGGCAGGGATGGTTGCGAACCGCGTTACGCGGCGCGTAGCCGAAGATTCTGGCCGTACTGAGGAGTCCGTTGCTTCGGTAGCTCTTCAGGTAGTTCACCCGGCTCAGGGCTTCGACGAACTCGCGCATGTCCTCGTCTACCTTCGCGATGTAGACAAGGACGATGCGACCATCGACAGTCACGATGGTGTCCTCGTCAATCAAGGTGGAGCAGTCCTCCGGCTTGGCGGAGCGCTCCTTGAAGTCCTTGGGATTGAGGTTACGAATTGTCGCGGATATTGACCTGATAGCCATTGGATTCCAGAAGATGGTTGATGACCTCCGCGTTGTTGGCAAGGCCGAACTTGTCGGCGTAGTCAGACAGCGCGTCGATGACGGAGTTGTATTCCTCCACGCCGTAGATGAGGACAATCTGGCGGATGATTGAAGTTTCGTATGCCCCGGCGCGTTCCTTGATGGTGTCCATGCGCGGCTTGCCGTTCCACGACTGTTCCACGTCGCCGACGTCGGTGATGAGATACTTCAAGTCGTTCTCGTTGAAGCCGATGAGCGCCAGGTCAATCTCCCCGGCCTCTTGGATGGCGAGCAGTTCCTCCTTGAGCAGTTCCTTGTCCCAGTCAGAGTTGAGCGCCAGTTGATTGTCGGCCAGCACATAGGCCCGCGCCTGGTCGGCGGTCAAGTGCGAGAGCGTGATGGTGGGAACCTCAACGAGTCCAAGCTTCGTGGCCGCGGCGAGGCGACCATGCCCGGCGATGACAGTTAAATCTTCTCGGATGAGGATGGGGTTATTAAACCCAAACTTCTCGATGCTCTTGGCGAGCTGTTCGACTTGCTCATCGGAGTGCGTTCGCGCGTTCTTTTCATAGGGTTTCAGCGACGCGACCGGGATGGTTTTGATTTCGATTTTCTGGCTCATGGACTGGGTTGTAGTTTAGGGTTGGAGTTTTTGATTAAAACCATACAAATTTCACTGGGACGCGGT